ACCCCAGCCGGGACACCGCGCTGACGGCAGAGCCGTCGCGGTCTACGTCGACTTCCTGCTCCAGCGGCGGCTGGAGCATCCCTGCCAGCTGCGCGCGCAAGGCCGCCATCGCGGCGATGGCACCGGCCGAGTCGATCCCGACCGGGATGTCCAGCCGCCAGTCGAACAGCGCTTGCATGGACGCAAGCGCACCGTTGACCTGCTGGGGGAAACCGGTGAAGTCCGGCCGGGCCTCGATATCGACCGTGAGCCCGGAGAGCTGGCCGACCGCTACCTGCGCGCCGATCAGTGCGGCGCTGGTGTCGATATCGAGATCGGCGGTGACGGTGAGATCGGCGGCGTTCAGCCGCCCCTGCGTCACCGCGAGGGCCGTGTCGGTGTCGATGTCCAGACCGGCCCGCGCGGTGAGCGTCGTGCGCTGGAGTTCCCGCTGCGCCTGCGCGATGGCGGCGGCGGTGTCAATCTTGAGATTGACCTTCAAGGGGTTGCGGTTCAGGTACTGCTGAACCGCAGTGGCGGCGGTGGTGACCGCCGCGCGCAGTTCCGTGGACACCCGCGAGGCATCGACGGAAGCGCCGAAGTTGATCTGTCCTACGGAGGTGGTCACCCCGTCAGACTATCGACGGGGCGCGCAGGTCATCCCTGTGTCGGAACCTCGTTGGTCAGGGCAGAGATCACGTCCTGCATGTCCACGCCGCTGTCCGGGTCGGCCATCAGACCCAGCACCAGGTCCAGGGAGTTCGGGCTGATGTGCTTCACCATGAAGGTGGTGAACACCCGCATCTGCGTGGCACTCTCCATGCCTGACGAGCCCGTCATGGAAATGGCCACCAGCGCAGCCGGGGACGGCCGACGAACCTCGATGCGGTGGCCGCCCAGCACGCCGAACTCATGGGGCCACGGCGCGGGCTCGGAATCGTCCGTGTCCATCTTCTCGCCCTCCAGCTCGTCCGGCGGGAAGATGACAGCCTCCAGTTTGGCGTTGGCCCGGCGCTGGCGCTCGGCGCGGATCAGCGCGCGTTCCGCTTCGATCTCGTCCATGCTCATTTCGTCGACCGGCTTCATGGGGTACTCCTCTTCGTGGTATGGCACGCGGTCAGTCTACTGTCCGCCCAGCCGAATGCGTGGGTCTGCGCTCGCCACCCGGTGGACGGCATTTCGAAGGAACGGATTCGGCCGGTTGCCGGGGTGGTTCACCTTAGCCGCGAACACCGTCCGGCCGTCCATTTCGAACCGCAGCGCACGGGCGAACCGGGGGCGGATAACGTGCGGGCGCGCACCCTCGTGCACCGGCGCGGCGTACGGCACCTTCACGGTGACGCCGCTGTCCACCTGGAACGGACCGACCCGGCGTACCGGGTCTCCCTCGATGGAGCGCATCAGCCGCCCGGTGCGCTGCGGTGCCAGGCCGCGCGCAGTGGTGACCACCTGCCGGATGAACGCCGACATGAACACTTCCAGTCGTTGACCGACCACCGCCGCCAGTGCCGCTTGGTCGATCTCGACATCGAAATCAGCCATCGGCGGGTTCGTTCGTCAGGATGATGTCCGGCTGATCGTTGGTCACCGTAACGCTGGTGGGGGCCAGGCCGCCTTCATCGAACGGCAGCGGTTCCTCGGGCGCAGGTGTCGCCTTCTTGGCACGGGGCTTGCGGATGCGCTTCTCGGCCTTCGCCGCTGCCAGCGCGGGCGCGGTGACGGATTCCACCTCGGTCACGGCGTCGGGGGTCTCCACCACGTTGACGTATCCACGCCGGATCAGTTTGTCGATGAACGGCGTCCGCTCCACCGTCATGCGCTTGCCGCGCGCCAGGAACGTGCTCGGGGTGATGCTGCCTTCCAGGGTCACTCGGGCCATGGTGCTCTCCTAGGTATCGGAATCGACTCGGGCGTAGAACATGGACAACCACGCCATCACGCCGCCCTGCGGTCCGAACGGCGTGATGGCGTCGAACGCTACCGCGTCGCTACATTCGGACGCCTTCATCAACGTACGGGCGCGGCACAGCGCGATCTCGATGCGGCGGCTGTCGTCCATGCTGATCTCGGCTTCGGACTCGTAGGCCGTCCAGTCGCACTCGGGGTTCACCAGCGCCGCGCAGCGGGCTATCCCGATCTCCACGGCTACGACGTGCGGCTGGTCGCAGGGAGCCTCGCCCACCCAGGGCGTCGGAAAGTCCTTGCTGCGGTAGCGGCGCGCAAGCCGTACCCAGACCATCGGTGCGGTGCACCCACAGTCCGGGTCGTTGACGTGGAAGTCGAACGCCTCGATAGGCGGGGCTTCCCCGGCGAAGAACCGCACCTTGTCCGTACCGCCTCCGAGCGGCGGGTAGCTGGAGTTCGGCGTGAAGGCTTCACGCATGGCCTGCATGGCTGCGTTCACGATGCACTCGGCTCCGTCAGGCAGCACGGGTCACCTCACTGTCGGGGGCGACGCCATCGCCCGGGGGTTCACGGCGGACAGCCAGAGGTCGATCTCGGAGATGCCCGTCTTGCCCGTGGTGTAGATGTCGGTGGGGTCGACCATCTGGTACGTCACGCCCTGCCGGGACACCGTCTGCACGCGGCGCGGCAGCGCGCACTTGCCCCCGGCGCAGGCAGTCAGGAACTCCTTGGCCAGCAGCCCCACCAGGTTGGCGGTGCCTTCCGGCGGCGGGAAGCCGCGCGTGTACGTGATCGACCACGTACCCGGCTCGTCCAGCGGGGCGGCCAGATTCTGGCTCGGCCACTTCGCACCGATGCGGTACAGCAGATCACCTTCCAGCCGGTACTCAGTGTCGAGCAGGACCACGCCGTCGATCACCACCTCGATGATCTCCTGCACCGGCAGCGCCGCCCCGACGCCCAGGTGCACCACGTACGGCGAAAGCCAGCTGCACTTCGGCCCGCACCCGCAGAAGGTGTTGCGCCAGTTGGCCCCGTCCCAGAACGCCAGGAGGGCGGTCTGATCCCAGGTGTACGGCCCGCAGCTCTGTGGACACGGCCGCACCGTGACGGGGCACACCCCGAACTGCCTGCCCGACAGCGCCCACAGAACCTGGACCGCCAGGTTCTCGGCGGCCGTCTGCTGCGCGATGCCCACTTCATCGGTGACGATCGGAAGGCAGGTCCGATCGACTGGCCAGCTGCACGACATACGGCCAGGCTAGTCGGGCTGCGCGCAGGGGTTGCACAACGCACGGACACCGTGCTAAGGTGGTACCACCACCAACCACGAGGAGTTCAAATGTCCATCACCTTCGCCGCCGCTCGCGCCCACACCCTCGACATCTTCGCCACAGCCCACGACGACACCCTGATCTACGAGTACGACGTAGACGCGCTGGCCGCGCAGATCGAGCACCTGGTCAACAACGAGGACGGCCAGCTGGACATCATGACCGGCGCGGAGTTCTGGGCCATCGCGGAGCCCTACCGCTGGTGACCCTCTGAACGGACAATGCCCCCGGACCGAAGTCCGGGGGCATTGCCACACCACGAGAGGAATCCGAAAAGCCCTCCCAGCCAGGCTACTACACCTGACCGCCCTCGGCGGTGGTGGTGACCACCACGGTCGGAGAGGTGCCGCCGGTCAGGCCGGAGTCGTCCGCCGTCATCTGCGGGACGTTCTCGCCTGCGTACTGCCCGGTGGCCGCGAACGTCACAGTGACGGGCGTGCCGGGCAGCGGACCACCGGCGGTGGTCGTGTCCAGAACCTCCAGGTTGGACAGCCCATCCAGCGCGGTCTTCAACGCGGCTGCGGTCGCGTCGTAGGCGATCGGTGCCGTGGTCTGACCGTCGAAGGTCAGCGTGAAGGTACCGCCGGTGGGGGTGCCGGTGATGGTCACGGTCTGGACCTCGGTCGAACCACAGACCGGCTGCGCCGGTGCGATGTCGGCCGCAGGCTCACCCAGCGGACCACCGAAGTAGAAGTCCGGGTCGGTGAAGGTGCCGGGGATGTCCAGCGGGCAGCACTCCGCACCCGGGGTCACCTCCGGCGGCGCGATCGGGGTGCGCAGGATGATCAGCTGATCGTCCTCACCCACGGGGGTGATCAGACGGCCTGCGGTATCCAGCGCGTCCACCGGCACGACGTTCCAGGGGCCGCGACCCCACTGCGGACCGGCGAACGAGATGCCGGTCAGCGTGAAGGTGGAGACCTGCGCACCGATCTCGATGTCACCCAGCACGAACTCCGTGCCGAAGGTGAGGATGTAGCCGTAGTCCCGGCCGCTGCCGGTCGACGCGAAGATGTCGTCGTTGGCGGGGGTCGGGCAGTCACCGGCCGCCTTGCCACCGGTCCACAGCTCCAGCGCCACACCGAAGTCGGACTCGACCCGGCGCTGGTCACGGAAGCCGACCGCATTGCCTTCCCAGTCCAGCTCCTGCTGCCACGAGGAGAACAGCGTGATGAGGCAGGTGTTCACTTGGCACAGGACGAGCGTCAGGTTGTAGTACTTGCGCTCCGGCGGGGTGCGGTCGAGCACGCACTGACGGCCCTCCGCGTTCCGCTGCTCCAGCTCCTCGGCCTCCTGGAAGACCGGCGAGATGGTGGCCGAGACGTAGCCATCGGTGACGACGTAGTTGCCTGCGCCCGACTGGGGCAGACCACAGTTGTTGACCTTCGTGGCCCGCATGCGCGGGCTCTTGACCATGGGGAACGTAGCCACGGTTAGACCTTCCTTCGTGCGGGTCCGGGAGCAAACCGGAGTTCGACATGTCGATACGAGGCCATGTCGTCACTGTAGACACGCACTACGCAGCGGCGGCCGGTTCCCCACGCAGGACTCGAACAACCGTCAACACAAGGTTTAGACCGGCGATGGCCAGGCCCAGATACAGCAGTTCGCGGAGGTCGTCGCTCCACCAGAAACGTGCCGTCCAGATGTACAGGGTCAGCAGGTGAGCGGCGACGCCGAAGTACGCCAGCACCGCCCAGAACACCGCGCGCGAAGCGGGCTCCCGCCGCCACGTGGACTTCACCCCGTAGATGAGGGTGAACAGCCCGGACTCCACGGTGGTGACGGCGAGGAACACGATGGTGCCCACGCGAGGGGTATCCACGGCGATAACCAGGATGATGCCCACCGCCAGAGCGAAGGTGTTGATGATGTGTGCACCTCTAGTGGAGGTGAAGAGTTTGCCCAGCATGGCGGTCATTCTCCGCTGTTGCGCCGCTTGAAGCCCGTTCGTAGCTGGCGTGTGAAGCCGTTGATTTGGGCTTTCTCTACGAGGAACCCCGTCATCTGGTCGATGTGCGGGGCGAGAGCCACCTGTTCACTGGTGACGGCCTGCGCTTCCGCGCAGACCCTCTCCATCTCGACGTAGTCCGTGTGGGTCCACGGAATCAGACGGTGCAGCATGTCAGACCACTTCGTCATCTTCGCCGCCTACCGCGTCGGGGAGCGCGTCCAGCACCTGTACCGCCGCGTTGTTGCCGCGCAACAGCTGCGCGTTGTTCCGTTGCAGCACATCGTTCGCCTTCTGTAGGTGCTCGATGACGAGGTCTTTGTCTGCCAGCCTTCCGCGAACGATCTTCAAGGGAATCAAGTACCCCGTCATGATCATCACTACACACAGCCCGAGAAGCCCGGAGGGTGTGAGTGACAGGTAGGGGGCCAGGTCCGTCACCGGCGCGGGACTCCTCTCACCCCCGTAGTCGGCATGTCGGCCCCCTCCCCAGTGGGCTACTGCGGTGTCTCTGATGTTGCCGACTTCGGCGCGGTGGTCCGCTTCGCCGCTGCCTTCTTGACCGGGGCGACCAGCCCCGCTTCGACGGCGATGGACTCCGGCACGATGTACACCTTGCGCGGACCGGACCGCGTGTCGATGTCGATCATCGCGGGACCGCCCACCCGCAGCAGCGCGGCCAGCGCCTCGCCGCGCTTGTTCTTGTCCAGGAACTCGATCCGGGCGAAGCCGCCCTCTACCTCGATTGCAATGCCTTCGGCCATGGTCTGTCCTTACGGAGTCGGCGGGGTGATGGTGACGGCCTTGATGGCGCACTCATACGCCGGGACGATCACCTGCTCTGCCAGTGCGTAGACGGAGTTGTTGTGCAGCGGCACCGGTGACGTGCCCGTGGTGACGCTGCCCCGGAAGGGGGTATCGCGCCAGAGGTACAGCGGACCGGTGGCGACCAGCGTGTTGCCCAGGACGCTGGCGTACCCGCCGCCGAACACCCAGCCGTGTCCCATCGGAGAGCGCAGAATGGCCCCGGTCTGGTTCGTCCAGCGGTACTGGCTGGCAGGCGCAGCCCAGCGGCGCGCCGCGTGGATGTAGCCGGTGTAGCCCTGCTCGCCCATGAACTCTTCCAGGACGCCGATGGCCTCCTCCAGAGAGGCGACAACCTGCGGTGCCCCGGCATCCGCCAGCAGCCGCGCGCCGAACACGGACTCCACCAGCAGCGGAGCGTGCAGCCGCAGCGTCTGGTCGGCGCGCGCCTGCGCCTCGGCTTCGGTGGTGTCGGTGGCGCACTCGTCCGCCGCCCACACGACGACGGGTTCGAACGTGTCGCTGTCCAGCGCGCGCTCGGCTTCCTTCACGGCGGGCGAACCCGCCACGCAGGCGTCGGAGTCGTACGTGCCGAAGCCCTGGTCACAGTTGAACGGGCGCACCTTGACGCCCTGGATGTGGCGGCGGCTGTCGTCGCCGCTGCCGGTCTCGATGATGGTTGCGGCGGCGAACAGCCCGTAACCCGCAGGGTTGACGGGTCCAGCTTCGTAGAACACCGGCGCGAGTACGGGGGTGGTCATGTCAATCTCCTGTCAGGCGTGGATAGCTGAACGGGAGAGCGATCGACGGCCTCTTGCCGACCGCTCTCCCGTTCGCGGACACCGCTCCGGTTTCCCGGCTCAGTGTGTCTACACGCCACCCTCGGCCGTGACCAGCACCACCGGAACGGTAGTTGCGTCGCCGCCGGTCAGGGCGCTGCCGTCGATCAGCATCTTCGGCTGATCGCCACCGGCGTAGCGGCCCTGGAAGGTGACGGAAACCGCCGTACCGGGCAGCGCGCCGCCGCTGGTGGTGGTGTCGCCGACCTCCAGGTTGGACAGGCCGTCCAGGGCGGTCTTCACAGCCGCAGCGGTCGCGTTGTACGCGATCGGCGCGGTGGTCTGGCCGTTCCAGGTCAGGGTGAAGGTGCCACCGGTCGGCGCGGTGCCGGTGATGCCGACGCTCTGGACCTCGTTGCCCGGGGTGTTGCAGGTGACGCTGTCCTGCGCACCGTAGGCACCGTTCGGGCAGATCGGCACGGTGACCACGAGCGACTCGTTGCAGCGCTTGCCGACCGCGTACGCATCCTCCGTGAAGAACCGGGTGTACCGGTTGATCTGGAGCAGCTCACGCGGGTACAGGACGCCGAACTCGATCACGTTGGACAGCGCGCGGAACCAGGTGCCCGCCGGGTACAGCATGACCTGGACGGTGCCGGGGTACTCCACGGTCGCCAGGTTGCCCGGCTGGCCGACGCCACGGGTCTGCCAGTCGGCGACGAACTGGAGGCTGATGTTACGAGCCGACAGCCAGCCGTTGATCTGGGAGTCGGTGATGTTCTTGGTCTCCACACCCTGCTGATTCGCCAGGTCCGCGCGAACGACCTCGTGCAGCCACGACGGGGCGACGCCCTCGATGGTGGCGGTGCGGGCGAGGCCCTTGTTCAGGCGCAGGTTCATCGCCATCAGCGCCAGGCTGTTCAGGATGGAGCTACCCGCCGCCAGCTGCGTGGCCTCCGGGATGATGACCGGCGTCGAGCCCGCGACCATGTCCAGGATGGTCCGGCGCGACAGCGCGCGGAAGTGCTCCTGGGTCAGGCTGCGCATGAACCAGTCGATCAGCTCCGGCCAGCCCTGCGTCTGGAGGATGCCCGCCTCGACGCAGTAACCCACCGCGTTCAGGCGGATTTCCTCGAACTCGTCGGGGCACGGAATCTCCACGCACTCCTTGAGCGGCGGGGGATCGGCCTCGAGCTGGGGCTCGGTGAAGAAGAACTCGAACGACTCGAAGATGCCGGACAGGTCGGGCTCCACCGGCCAGCGCACGCCGCCACGGCGGATGGTGATCTCCGGCAGCGCGATCAGGTCCGACGCGACCGGGACTTCACAGAAGTCGTACAGCTGCTCGGACGGGGCGCACCAGCCACCGGCCGCGACAAGGCTGCCGGACTCGTCGTACTGCGGCGCACGCATGTTGGAGATGTCGGTCGCCTTCTCGATCGCGGCGACCAGTTCGTGCGAGTCGTCCACCATCTCGACACTGCGCGTCAGGGTGAACAGCGCCTGCGCGGCGTAGCTGCCACGGTCGTCGCGGTTGGCGCGCGGGCGGTGGTTGCTGCGGACAGAGTCGATCGACTCTGCCAGGTGGCGATAGCCGACGAAGCCGGTCTTGTAGCCACGGGTGCCCGGGACCATCTCGAAGCCGACGTTGTCGGTGCTGCCGGTGCCGCGCGGAATGACGGGCTTCTTGCCCTTGCCGGTGCCCGCGAAACTGGTCCGCTTGGCCGGAGTCTTGGTGCCAGCGGCGACCAGTTCCTTACCCGCAGCCTCTTCGATGATGGCTTCGGCTTCCTGGACGGCCTCCTCGACCGGGGCGTCTTCCTCGTCCGCCTCGACCTCGTCGGCGTCGGCGTCGTCTTCGTCGCCCAGCAGCTCGGCGATCTCGGCGGCGCGCGCCTCGTCGGCGGCCTGCGCGGTGACGAGTGCGGTGTCCAGTGCGGCGATGCTCTCGGCGAGCACGCGCAGGTCGGCCAGCTCCTCGTCGGACAGAACAGTGCCCGCCTTGACAGCGGCGCGGACCTCGTCCAGAACTTCCTGTGCTTCACCGCGCAGGGCGGTGAGGTCTTCGGTACCGGTGGGCAGTTCCTCCGGCAGCTTGAAAGGCATGATGACTCCTTCGATCACGTTGTTTCAGTTGACTGCCGAACCCGCCCTCGGCCCGAAGCCAGACAAGACGTGTTGCTGGTCGTCACAGTAGATGAGGACTACGCAGCGGATTCCACACGGCGAATCGTGCCGCCGCCCGCGCGTCGAACGGCGCGCTTGGCTTCCAGTGGAGAAAGGAACGTAGTCGTTTCGGAACCGTCCGCCGACGTGTACTGGTACACGTAGGTCGCACCGGAGGGCGCGGCGTTGCGGAGACGTCCTTTGTTGCAGGCGCAGGCCATGGCTATCCCATCCGATCCAGAATCGCGGCGGTCTCCCGCTTGTTGATCGACGCCAGCAGCTCCCGCGCTTCGGCCTCGCGCCGGTCGGCGGCGCGCATCTCTGCCACGATGGCCTTCGCCAGCACGACGGGGTCCGCTGCCAGCGGCGCGGTCTTGTCCCGGCACGGGCCGATCGCGGCCACGAGCGACATCGGGGCGTCGTCGGCGTCGGTCGCGCCGGACGCGACGATCGGGAAGCCCGGAGTGTTCACCGCCAGCGCGGCCACCAGTTCCAGATTCCCGCCGACACGCCGCCAGTCGCCGGACAGCGGTGCGCTCAGGCCCTGGGCGATCTGCTGTTGCGTGGCACCCGGCGCGGCCACACCGCTGAACCAGATGCCGTGCTCGTCCTCGCCCACGTGGACGAG